GAGTAAGCGGTGGGTGCGGGTTGCTAGTTGCTCAGCGCGTACCGCTTAGGTGATCTGCACTTCGTTCGCGCGACCAACGATGATGTACTTGATGCGCACAGTGAACTTGCCCGCTGTTGCTGGTGCGTCGGTGGGTGTCACGGTCAGCCGGATGTTCTCGCCGATGCCGACATAACCAGTCGGAACGAGCGCCGTAAGTCCGGCAGCAACCGTGTCAGTCGTGCCCAGGTAGCGGTCCGCCGTTGTCAAATCGCCAACAGTGACGTTGTACGCCGTAGGGCCGACGAACGCAGTCCCCGTGATGACTTGCCCACCAGTGACGACGGCGCGCGGTGGCAACGCGATGATGTCGAAAATGTGCGACGCGACACTGGCGAACTCATCCGCAGCCCCCGCCGTGTTCGTCATCGTGTCGCCGATACTGAACGTGAACGACGCGCTCAGCTCCCATTGCGCCGAGCGCGTGGATTTCAGCACAGCCATGTGCTTCTCCTAGTTACTGCGCGCAGTAGCACGTGATAACGCCAAAGTCTTCGACGCTGGTGCCCGGTTCGTAAATCGACCCGAACTTGGGCTTCAACAGGCCGAGAATCTTGCCGGTCGAAATCGACGGCTGGTTCTCGTAGTCGAACTCCTTCTCGACCCAGGTCGGCGCACCGATATCGGCGAAGCCGAGTGCCTGCGCGCCGCAGAACAGCACCTGACAGCCCTCAGTGTCGCCAGCTGAACCCCACTTCGAGTGCACCACGCCGCCACCCGTGATCAACGTCGCGCCGCTCGCTGCCGACGTGTTGTACACATGCCGGAATTCGTGCAGGTAGATGCCGTCGATCTTCACCGTGCCACCAGTGAACAGCGGGTTGGCATTGTCGCGAGATTGCGCGTAGCGAAGGTTCGCCATGTAGGTCGCATCGTTCTTCAGGCGCTGCATGGCCGTCGGGGTGAGGAACGCGTGATACGTTTCCTCGTTGCCCGCTTCCTTGATGCCACGAACGTAATGTTCCTTGGCATACGCCTTCAGCGCGACGAACATCTCCCACGACGGCGTGTCGGTTGAGACGACGGCGCTAGTCGCGGCGCTCGCGACCAGTGCATGGTTCGTGGTTCCGTCCCAGCGCAGACGACGAGCCGCGCTCGGCGCAGCGATGTCGGCGTTGAATTCCAGGAATTGCAAATCGGACGCGGTGACACCGGGCTTGTCCTTGCGCAGCGCGCCGCGATTCGTGAACTTGTAGTCCACGCCCGACAGTGTCAGGAAAGCAAGCTGGTCGATGCGGTCGCTGAGCCAGTAGGCCAGCACGTCGCGGGAGCTGCCCCGGAACTCGGCGATGGACTTCTGGTTCGCTATCCGGCCTTCGGCACGGTTCGCGTTGCGCAACTGATCGACGCGAATGACCTGATCGAAGGTCTGCATCGCTTCTTCGTTGCCTTCCAGCGTGCGGTCCCCCGCGACGCCGTCACCAGTCAGATCGGCAAGCAACGTGATGACCGCACGTGCACCCTTCTCGCTCTGCTTCAGCTCGGTCACGTGCTGAATCATCGCATTCGGGCCGTTGCCCAGGAAGCGATTGACGAATGAGAAGTTCCGGGCTTGACGCCACAGGTCCATCGACCAGACGGTTTTCTGTTCGGTGGTCAGGTTCGCAAAATTCGTGAGGGCCATGACAGGCGCTCCTATGTTCGTGGATCAACCGGCGCTCACGCCGGGACACCATCGAATTTCGCTTCGATTGAGCGAGTGGGCGCTGTCGTGGCCCTTACGATGCCGGGATCGTATTCCGTTCAGAAACGGAAAGCAAGCGATGTTTTAACTTTCTCCGGGAAGTCTCCGGGAAGTCTCCGGGAAGTCTCCGGGAGCGGACAAAAAAAAGCGGGGGGGTGCACTCCCGCGCACTCGCCCCCGCTCAAGGAGGAAACGGATTGTCTTATGCGTCAGGCACCAAAGCATCGACGATGTCAACTTGTGCCTGGAGCGCAACCATTGCGGCATCAACGTCGGGGGTAGTGCCGCCAGCCGTTGCGATGGCAGCAGCAAGTTCGGCAATCTTGTCGAGCAAGGTCTGCGTTTCGGTGCCGATCTTAGCGACATGCGCAGTTACATTGGCCAGTTCAGCAGCGAGTTCGGCTTGAGAAGACATGATGGATTCAACCTTTGCAAGAAGGATAGACAGCAACCCGCTGTCCGTAGGGTAAAAATGAAAGTGCTTACATTTGCTCATGTCAAGAACGGGCGGCCAATGAATTCGTACTCACACGAACTCGCTACCCCAGTCGTGGTGATACGCAAACCGAGTGGGGCGGGCGCGACGAACACCGCAGTTCGCGCAGTAGCTCCAGCGCCGACGGCAATCGCCGTCATCGCTGCCGCTGCCTGATTCGTCGCATCTCGCCAATCCGGCGTAGTCAGATCAGGCCCCCAACAAACTTCGACTTGCACCGTTCCGCTGATCGGATTGACCACAATCGCCCAATTGTCGCCGCGCATCTCTGCGCTCGTCAGCGGCGAACCAAGAACGACGGTGCCAAGACCCAGTTTGCGTGTAGTGCTCATGATTCGCTCTCGGTTCTAATTCAGGAACGGGCGACCGACGACTTCGTACTCACAAGCTGCGGTGGTTGCCGTTACGCGCAAACCCATCGGTGCTGGCGCAGTGAACACCGCTACGCGAGCGTTCGATGCTGCGCCAGCGGCAATCGCTGTCATCGCCGCACCGGCCTGATTCGTTGCCGTGCGCCAGTCGGCAGTCGTAACGTCCGGACCCCAGCATACTTCAACGAGCGCAGTTCCCGTGGCCAGCGGATTGATCGCCACGGCCCAGTTGTCGCCGCGCATCTCGGTAATCACTATCGGCGTGCCAACCGCAACCGTTCCACGAGCCAGTTTGCGTGATGTGCTCATACGACTTCCCCCTGCATCAAGCGCTGGGCTTGCTGCTCGTTGAGCATCACGAGCTTGGCGTTCGATGCTGCGCCAGCAAGCATACCCGTCGAACGTGCGTAGTTGTCGTGCAACCCCAGCACCCGGTATTTCGCCCCCGTCAGCTTGAACGCGTGGAAAGCGCGCTGTCTCTTCGCCACGTCGCGATGCTTGGCGGAGTGACGGAGTACGGACGCGGCGTTCATGCTTCGAACTCGTCGCCGCGAAGCTTCGAGAGCACCGCGTCACTCAATTCTGCGAACTGCTTCTGGCTCATCTTCGAGATGTCCTTCGCGGAAACTTCCGACTGACCGAGCCGTTCCGAGTCGATCCCGACCTTCTCCAGACTGGCCGGAGTCTTGCCCGCAGCCTTGAGCGCCTTGCTCACCGCCGCCGCCTTGCGCTCGGCTTCCACCTTCTCCTTCGGCGTCGCGTTTGGCGCTACTTCGACGGACGAGGCTTGAGACGGGGTTTTCGGCTCGCCCATCACGTAACGCACCGATTTCTGCAACGCGTCCACGGGGGTGTAACCACGTGCCTTCCACGCCTCGATCATCTCGAACACTTCCGCCGACTTGTCCTTGTCGAACTCCGGCGCGTTCGTGTTCAGCTCGGGCCATGCAGCCTCGATGCGGTCGCATGCGGTGTCGTAGCGCGCCGCAGCCAGCGCTTCGGTATACGCCTTGCTCGACGCCGCTTCGATCCGAGCGGTGCTGATTGCCCGCTCGGTCTGACGCAATTCGATCATCACCTTGTTCGCTTCGGGCAACTGCCCGTCAGCAACCAACTTGGCGTACTGCTCATCCAGTTCCGAAACCTGATGTTCCAACTTGCTCAATTCGACGCTGGATGCAGCTGCTTGCGTGCCTCGTTGGATCGTTGCAAGCTGAGTTGCAATCGCTTGACTTCTCTCCCGCTCTTTCCTCAGTATCTCTTCATGTCGAGACAGCGGAATCCGGGTGTCCTTGTGCTCGGGCTTGGCTTCGTGCTTCGTTTCCGGCTCGGCTTCGAGCTTTTCTTCCGGTTTGGCGGAGGAAGCTGCCGCTTCCTTCGCCTGTTTCGCCGCCTCGCTCGCCAGCCGAGCTTCTTCCTCAGCCAGTTCTTCCGGACTGGGCGTGAAATCGTCGCCGCGATCTTCGGTAGTTGTGCTCATTTCGTTGCTTTCGGTTGCGCTGCCTTCCGGGCAGCTTCGGCACGAGCTTTTTGCTCGTCAAGCAGCTGTTTTTCTTCTGCCTGCTTCTGTTTCAGCTGGAATTCCCGTTCGGCAAGGTTTTCCTTGAACTCCTGATCCCTGAGTTTCAGCTGAAGTTCCTGATCCGGACCTTGTTCGGACTCAGCTCGGGCAGTGGCCATCTCTTTCTGCGCTTTTGCCGCTTTCAGCGGCGCTTCAGCGTTCTTGCTCGCAGCTTCGGCGTTGAGTTTCGCGACTGTCGCTTGCAATTCCTGGATTTGTAGCTGCTGAGTCTGCTGCGCCTGGGGCGAATTCGCCGCTTGCTCCATGTCGGTGAGTATTTCTTTCTTGTTCAGCAACCTGGATGCCTGAATCAGCACCTTGTCCGTGATCCCGACACCCTCTTTCTTCAACGCAAGTGCCTGATCGAACTGGGAATCTTCCAGCGTTTCGCGCTGCGGAACCGAGCTGATAACCACATCGTACTCACCGAGTGTCAAATCGTTCAGGATTTCGCCTGTTTCCGTGATTTGATTGATCGTGAACTGCTCCACGGCACCGGTTGTCTTGTCCGCTGTGATCGTAAGCACTCGCTGTTCAGTGTAAAACTCCTGAACTAGGTCGAGAATGTTGCGTGCGAGGATGAAATCGGTCCGAATCAGCGAATCAAGGGGCTTAACCAGGTTAGTACTGCCCGCCTTCCTCTTCTCCTGAATCGCTTTCGCTGCAACATCTTCCCGATCAAACCCCTGAGCCGAGTCAGACACGCCGGAGATCGTTTTAATCGATTCCTCGGCTTTGAAACCTATCCGATCAAGTCCTTGCGGGACCTGATTCGGCTGAATTTTCACTAAATCCTTCTCCGGATCGCCATTCACTTCAACAACCAACCCAGTCATCGCCCCTTTCTCTTCCAATTCCTCAGTCGTCATGTTCGAGAGTGTGCCGCGCTTGACTTTCCAGCCTGAATTCGCTGTCGTATTGACGATGTGAAGTTCCTGACTTCGAACTTTGTTCAATAGCTCCTGCGGATCGAGCAAATTCTCCACCAGCCCGAGTGTCTTGCCGCGCCGGAAGTGAGGAAAGTACGGTACCAGGGTAAAGTGCTTGTACGGCCCCCAGTCATCGTGCAATCTGACGTTGTCGCAGATCGTGGTCCACCGAATTCGGTTGATCAGCTTCGTCGTCACCTGCATCTTGAACTGGTCGCAGATCATCGCGATACGATTCTGGTCGAATTCATCCGGAATCGGGCGCATATCACCAGTCTGCGTGTCCACGAAGTGTTTCTGGATCGCCATGATCCGGTGCTGCCGCTCGATCACGCGCATGGAGCGGATAACCTGGGACTCGTCGTACGTTCCCTGGTAAATCGGGTTCGTTCGGTCGCCGAAGCGGTCACGGAATGCGTAGATCGAGTCGTAGCCGAAGGGGAAGAAACTCTGCTCGTGATTTCGCAGAATTTCAGCATCTTCCGGGTTGTACAGCACTGCGATGTCGTCGGCAGTGAGCCACTTCGTCACGATCACGTCGTTCCACGTGTCCGGGTCGTAGTCTTCCGCGTCCGGGTCCACCATCACGTTCTTCGAGTTCACTCCGTTGATGCTTACCTCGCCCTGCATCGACTTGGAAAAACTCAGGCGTACATCCAGGTAACCGCGCGACATGATGATGCCGTCCGCGAACATGTCGCTGCGCTTCCAGTCCAGCTGGTTCATGTCGCTGATCTGCTTGTACAACTTCGCCAGCGTCTCGGCTGTATCCTCGCCCCCCTGATTTCGGGGCCTGAAGCTGATCTCCGCCCGGTTCAGTATCTGTTCGCCCATCACGTTCGCGACCGTGGGCAGAATCTTGTTCACCGTCAGCGCTGGCCGCTTTACCAGCGTCAGCTTCTGCTTGTCAGCCGGGTCCCACTGATCGCCGAGAAAGAAGCGGTCGCACTTGTCCGCCTTCTCGACGTACTTCGAATGCCCGTTGTCCCTGACCCAGGAATACCTGTACCAAGTCTTCGTGCAGAGTGCGGAGTCGATTGGCATTTCAGCAAGTCGCTTTAGGGAAGCACGGGCAATCCGAACGCGGGCAGACGTATCCCATCAGCGACTCAAGTTGTATACCGCACTGCGGGCACACTGGCTTGGCCGGCGTCAGCCATTCAATCAACTCGATGAGCCATACGAATACAAGCACGCCGGGGAGAAGCAGGGAGAAGTTCATTGAATCTGACTCACCAGCGAAGTGTATAGCTTCGTGAGCGAGTTGAGTGACTGTTGTGCAAGCACTTCGCGGTCCCAGATCAGCGTCCGACCCATGCAGTGCGCCAACCCGAGCGCTTCAGCATGCTCCGCGACGTTCATCGGGACCGGGAAACCTACTCCCGCAATCGCGTTCACGAGCAGAGGCACGGTGACGTTCACGGAATCTCGTACGACCGGTTGAAGTTCGTCCAGAAATCTGCGGGTGGCGCGGGTGGACCTTCTGGTCCGCTGTGACTGTACGAAAGTTCCGCGTTCAAATACGTCCCAATCAACCCAGCATCTGAATTCGTAGTGCTTACCTTGATATCGAGAAAAGCAGACGCAGTGCCTGTAGTGCTGCTGGGTAACCGCCACTCAGCTTGGCCTTGTATCCACACACCTGTGGCACTGCCAGCCACTGCCCCGGATTTAAGTGTGGCAAAAAGCCAGCCAAACACGCCTTCTGTTCCGTCAAAGTGGTTAGCGAGTGGGTAATACCAATGACGCGGTTTGGTTGCATTCTCTCCTGAATCACCATACGAACCAGAAATGTCCAGGGAGCTATCAAGCCCGTACAAACGTCCTACCTTGTCGAAAACAATCTTCGACCCAAGTCTTTCGCCAGCAACTCCGAATACTGCGCTTCTCAACTGCGTAACTGGCGGGGGCGTTATAACATGCGGCGTTCCTTCCGCTATTACTTCCACATGCACAGGGATTCCAGCTCGCGACGATACGATGGTAACCCCACCTGCGTCGGTTGCAATTTCTATAGTTACATTTGCGTTTATGACCAACGCAATGTGTGCGTTCGCTGGTCTCCAAGTCCATACTACCGCTGGATCAGTCGCAGTAACTGGCAACCACGTGTTTATTGCGCTGTCAGTTGGCACAGTCCCGCTATTAACCGTCAAACGCGCCCAAAATGCTCCTGGCAGAGAAGACCCAAATGCAACCTTTTTCGGTATGAACCATACGTCGTCAGCAAAGACGGAAGCAGCTCCGTGCGATATGCTAAAGTCTATTACGTAGCCCCCTGCTCCTACATATAGCTCTACTTGTGGCACGTACTGAAAGCCGCCATCAATAGCTTGCTGTACCATCGTATCCGATAGAGAAACCACCGGGAACGGATTTACTATTCCAGTCATTTCAGCTTGTAGAGCGAGCAGTTCACGGAATCTCGTACGAACGATTGAAGTTCGTCCAGAAATCTGCGGGTGGTGCAGGTGGGCCTTCCGCCCCACCGTGGCTGTACGAAAGTTCCGCGTTCAAATAAGTTCCAACCAACCCAGCGTCTGAATTCGTCGTGCTTACCTTGA